AATCTTCACAATCTGAAACCGAATATCCAGAATATGGCGAAAGTAAGGCTAGAACAGAGCATTTAAAAGCTGAGTTATTAGAGCTAGAACGCCAAGAAAAAGAAAAAAGTCTTGTTCCAGTAGAAGAAGTAAATAATACATGGCAAAAAATTATTACTAATACAAGAAATAAACTTCTAGGTGTTCCATCAAAGGCGCAGCAAAGATTGCCTGATTTAGATAACAGCGCAGTTAGTTGTATTGATGACATTATTAGAGAAGCATTAGAAGAATTATCTGTTGCATGACAAGTATTTTTGATCTAGAAAAAAAAGCATACGCAGCATTCTTACCACCTAAAAAATTAACTCTTAGTGAGTGGGCTGACCAATATGCATATCTTTCTGTTGAAAGTTCTGCGGAAGGTGGTAGATGGCGCACGTTGCCATATCAAAAAGGAATTATGGATGCAGTTACTGATCCTAATATTGAACAGATATCAGTAATGAAATCTGCAAGAGTTGGATATTCTAAAATTCTTAATCACATTATTGCTTATCACATACATAATGACCCTTGTCCAATAATGATTGTTCAACCAACAATTGAGGACGCGACCGGATATTCTAAAGAAGAAATTGCGCCAATGCTTCGTGATACAAAATGTTTGCAGGGATTAGTAAGTGACGCAAAAGCAAAAGATGGTCAAAATACGCTTTTACAAAAATTATTTCCTGGCGGCAATCTAACTCTCGTTGGTGCTAACTCACCTAGAGGATTTAGAAGGGTTAGTAGACGTATAGTTTTGTTTGATGAGACTGATGGTTATCCAGCTTCTGCCGGAACTGAGGGTGATCAGATAAAGCTTGGAATAAAAAGAACAGAATTTTTTGCTAATAGAAAAATAGTTGCTGGATCTACACCTACAGTCAAAGATTTTAGTCGTATAGAAAAATTATTTAATCAAACAGATCAACGCCGTTATTATGTTCCATGTCCTAATCCTAAATGCAATCATATGCAGTATTTAAGATGGGCTAATTTTGAATGTTTTGATAATGATCCGAGTACAACAATATATAAATGCGAAAAATGTAATCATCATATTCCTCATTCAAAAAAAAGATGGATGGTAGAACGTGGTGAATGGAGAGCAACTGCACCATCTAATAAAAAGCACGTTGGTTTTCATATATGGGCTGCATATTCATATTCCCCAAATGCAAGTTGGGAAAATTTAATGGAAGAGTTTCTTGCTTGTAAAGATGATCAAGAACAGCTAAAGACTTTTGTAAACGTAACTTGTGGAGAAGTTTATGAGGATGAATATCATACAAAAGCTAGCGCGGAGGGATTATCTAAACGTGCGGCAGAAGAAACATACAAAGAAGGTATACCACCAAGAGAAGTTTTGATACTTACGTTAGGTATTGACGTACAGGATGACAGGTTAAGTATGTCAGTTATAGGTTTTGGTCGAAATGAAGAAATGTATTTGATTGATAGAAAAGTTATATATGGCTCACCAGCTAGAGCAGATCTTTGGGCGCAGCTTGACGAGGTCTTGCAAAGTAAATATAAGAATGAAGATGGTAAGGAATTAAAAATAGATACAGCAGCTATTGATACTGGTGGTCACTACACACAAGAAACATATCAGTATGTAAGAGAAAGAGAACAATTAGGTCTTATAGGTATAAAAGGTATTGGGATTAAGGGCAAACCACCATTAGGAAAGATTTCTAGGGTAGATATTAACTATCGAGGTAAAGTTCTTAAAAGAGGTCTAGGTTTATATCCAGTAGGTGTTGATATTATTAAAACTACGTTACATAACAAGCTTAAAGATGCAGAAGTTGGTCATGGATATATACATTTTTATCCAACAACAACTCAAGCGTATTTTGAAGAGCTTACAGCAGAAAGGCAGATACTAAAACACAAGAACGGATATCAAGAACGTGTTTGGGTTAAGAAAAAGAACCAAGCTAACGAAGCACTCGATGAAATGGTCTATGCATACGCTAGTTTTCAAAGATTATTGCAAAAATATGACAGAAAAACTATATATGACCAGTTTGCTAAGAGATTTAAAGATATAAAGCCTCTAAAGGACGCTAAGATAAGATTAAATCGTACTAAATCGGCTAAAAAGCCTAATTTTATCTCTAATTGGTAATTAAAACGTGACTTTTCCAACAACTATAAGAGCCGGAGATTATGTGCAATGGCGCATACCAGCTAGTCAAGATGTCTTTGGTAACAGTATTAGTAGTCCAGATTGGTCTGTTATTTATTATTTGCGTACAAATTTAGGGCCGTTAGGTGCAACTGTTAATAGCAGTGCATATAACGATGGTTTTCAATTTACTATTTCAAGTAATGTTACAGAGACATTTGCCGTAGGAGATTGGTTCTATCAAGCAGTTGCAAATAAGTCAGGCAACGAAAAACAGACAATATATACAGGACAGTTTGAGGTATTAGAAGGATTAGCTTATAGCGGAACACCATCAAATTTCGATGGGCGTAGTCAAGTAGAAAAAGATCTTGAGACAATACAAACAGCTATTAGAAATATAATTAACGGTGGTGTTGTTCAAGAATACAAAATTGGAACAAGATCAGCAAAAAAATATGAACTAAAAGATTTATTAATGCTAGAGACTAGATATAAAGCAGAGCTTGTAAGAGAAAAACAAGCAGACATGATTGCTAATGGACTTGGCAATCCAAGAGCAACATTTGTACGTTTTAACGGAGCAATCTAATGGGAATCAGATCAAATATCAGTTCTGCTGTAAAACGTGTTCTAGGTTTTGGTAGAAATGCTAATCCACTCAAAAATCTTCGTGCATATCAAGGAGCATTGGTTTCTAGGCTTACCTCCGATTGGATGAGTAGCCAGTTAAGCGCCGATGCTGAAATACGGAATAGTTTGCGAAAGCTAAGAGATAGATCAAGAGAACTAGTAAGAAACAATCCTTATGCTAGACAAGCAAAGCGTACAACACAAATAAATATTGTTGGCAATGGAATGAAGTTTCAATCTCTTGTTTTGCAACAAAGAGGTGGCAAAAGAGATCAAAGAGTTAATAATATTATTGAAGAAGCATGGGGAGAATGGACACAATCAGATAGCTGCGATTGTGCAGGGAAGTATTCCTTTCACCAATTTGAATGGTTAGCCGCTGGTGCATTATGTGAATCAGGTGAGGCAATATTTAGAATTGTTAGAAAACCATTTGGTAATTCTGAAGTACCACTTGCTTTGCAGATGATTGAAAGTGATTTGCTTGATGAAGAGTATGACGGCAAAACACTAAATAAAAATAACGAATGGCGTAATGGTGTTGAGGTCGATGAATGGGGTAGAGCATTACGTTATGCGATATTGACTAAACACCCTGGTGATGCATATTATCTGGATTACTCTGCCAACCGTAAGTTACACATATTTATACCAGCAGAAGATATTATCCATTTGTTCCTTCCAGAAAGACCTGGCCAAAATAGAGGTGTGCCATGGTTTCATAGTGTTATGGCTGATATGCATCAACTGCAAGGCTACGAAGAAGCAGCAGTAATTCGCGCCAGGGCGGGAGCGAGCATAATGGGCTTTATTCAAAATGACCAGGGAGAACTTATAGGAGATGATGTCGAAAACCATCAGCGTATACAATCCTTTGAGCCTGGTACTTTTCGTTATCTTATGCCTAACGAATCTGTTACTGTTCCTGACATTGATTATCCAAGTCAGCAATATGAGATGTTTGTGAAAAACAAAATTAGGCGTTTCGCGACCGGAATTGGGTGTAGTTTTGAAACTATCAGTAAAGATTTCTCAGAGACTAACTATTCAAGTTCAAGATTAAGTCTTTTAGAAGACAGAGAACATTGGAAATTTTGCCAGAAATATATAATTGATAATTTTCATTATCGAATATTCAAAGAATGGTTAGACCTTGCTGTTTTATCTGGTGTAATAGATTTTCCTGATTACGCATCTAATTCAAAAAGATATTGCAAACCAAGATGGACACCACCAGCACAACACTATGTTGATCCTTTGAAGGAAATCCGAGCTTACCGCGAGGCCGAACAAGCTGGTTACATGACTAAGTCACAAGTCATAGCACAGACAAATGGTGGTGATTACGATGATATTGTTTCTGAAATAGCAAGAGAGCAAGAGGTTGCTAAGTCACTAGGTGTAACATTAGATAAAGATCTAGATCTTGAAGTGGAGATGGGGCAATTATCTCTTGATATCCCCCAACCAGAACAAGCAGAACAACCAGCAAGATCTAGAAAACGTAAAAAGTCTAGTTAATTATGGCAAATGTTAGTGGTACAGAGATCAACCTCAAACCAACCCAAGGAATGGTGGCAGAGGCCAAAAGATACAAAGCGTGGAAAGAGGAAGGTAAGGCTGGTGGTACGCAAGTAGCAGCAGTTAGAGCTAGTCAAATTATTAGTGGTAGAGAACTATCAGCAGACGTTGTAGTTCGTATGTTTAGCTTTTTTAGTCGCCATGAGGTTGATAAAAAAGCAGAAGGTTTTAGGAAAGGCGAGAAAGGATTCCCATCAAAAGGGAGAGTGGCCTGGGCCGCATGGGGAGGTGACAGCGGCTTCAGTTGGAGTAGAGGAAAAGCCGCTGCAATAAAAAAAGCTAGAGAACGAGCAGAAGTTATTGAAATGGCAAGGCCATATCCAAATGAACACGCAGCAACAATCGTTAATTCAAGCCAATTTGATACATTTAGAAGGTCAAATGATGAAAGAGGCGAGGGTATAGACTATATTTTTGGTATAAAGGATAATGAAGAGGGAGCAGAACTACAATCGATTCGATTTAGACTGACTCAGTATTCATCATCTCAGGCTTTAGATTGGCTCGAAGAAAACGAATTCGATCCAATTAAATTTGAACCAGCCACTAATGAAAAAACTATGACTGAAGAAATTCAAAAGGTAGAAAGAGCAGAACCCGATGGTTTAAAAGTTGGTGATTTTGTATCTTGGAATTCTAGTGGAGGTCGAGCTAGAGGAAAAATTGATCGCATCGTAAGAGATGGATCAATAGATGTTCCAGACAGTTCCTTCACAATTACAGGAACAGCAGAAGATCCAGCTGCATTAATTACTTTGTATAGAAATGGAGAGGCTACCGATAGAAAGGTAGGCCATAAATTTTCGACACTTACAAAAATTGCAGATATTAGAGCGATTGATGCTGGAGATAAGTTTGAGCGTAAAGAAGTTACGGACTTCAAAAATGTGAAATCCAGAACATTCGAGTTTCCATTTAGCTCTGAATTTGCTGTTAAGAGATATTTTGGTAACGAAGTGTTAAGCCATGATGAGGGCGCAGCAGATTTATCTCGATTAAATGATGGCGGTGCTGTCTTGTTCAATCACGATATGAACAGGCCAATTGGTGTTGTTGAACGTGCTTACATAGATCCAGAAGATAAGCGCGGATACGCTAAAATTCGCTTCTCACGCAATAAATTCGCTTCTGAAGTCTTAGAAGACGTTAAAGATGGTATTTTACGCGGTATTTCTTTTGGCTATCAAATAAATGATATGGAAGAAATGGAGGATGGAATGCGCGCAACTAACTGGTCTGTTCACGAATTATCAGTTGTAACTGTCCCGGCGGATCCCACAATTGGGATAGGAAGAAGTTTGATAGAACCCTCTCAAGGTAATAGTATTAATATAGAAGATAAGTCTCCTCTAGAGGAGATAAA